TCCTATTGATGCAGTTCTTCGCCCCCCAAAAAAATTGATTGAAAATTTACAAATGTAATAATTATATTTATAATTGTTTTTGGGTGGGAGCTCAATTCAAAAAGTGGGAAACTTATGAACAAACTCCTATTCATATTTCTAATGCCGTGTCTGGTATATGCTCAAACAACAGTTAATCAATCTTCAAATCAAGACGGTAACTCTGCTCTTTTAGCTGGTCAATCCAACTTGTTGGGCACAAACATTGGTCAACAAGTAAACAACACCCCCACAACCATTAATGGTGGCTCTGGCAACACCAATTTGACCACCAATGCATCTGATTCAACCACCATTAAAAATATCAATGTTCCCAATGTCACAGCACCCTATTTGACCGCTGGTGGAACTGATATTTGTCTTGGATCAATTTCTGGTGGATTTTCCATGTTGGGATATGGCATTACTGGTGGAAAAACTGTGGTGGATGAAAATTGTGTGATGCTCAAAAACTCGGCTCGCTTAAAAGAGTTAGGGTTTGGTAACGCTGCTTTTTCCATGTTGATGGACAATGAAAAAATTGCTTTGTCTATTCGTGATTCATCCCCATTGGTATATCAACAAATTGTCAAAAACAAAGTTGAAAATTTAAAAGCTGAAATTGAAATTGCCAAAGAAGATGGCGATGATGTTTCAAACATTGAAAATCAATTAAAAAAATATATGCGGGAATACAAAATAATTGCATCCCGCATCAAAGCTTCCCCAGAATTACAGGTGAAGGAATTACCGCCAAAAGTCAATTCCAATTGACCAATGGTGATTTTTAAACATCTTTTTTAATTAAGGAAAACTATGAAAAAGAAAATTATATCATTAGCAGTTTTTGGTTTGATTACTGGTGTTGCACAAGCTGGAGGATCAAATGTGGCTTATGTAGCTCCAACAGCAACAATCAACACAGCTCCAGATTTAACATCTCTCAATAAAATTAATTCAACTGTGATCAACACATTGGGTCAATCCACATGGGGATACACTGGCGATTCATCTGCGGTTACTAATGCTTCTGAAAAAGTTGTGTTAGGTGTCAAGTTAGCATTGCCAAGTTTTTGTGATGTCAATATTGCTCCAACATATTCATCAACAACTCATGAAATGAGCTATGCAAATGGATCAGCATTTAATCAAGTGTGGAATGGCTTTGACATGGTTAATTTGGGATCAGCAAGTGCATTTAATAACGCAGCTCTTGCTTATGACAATGCCATTGGTAATTACATGGTAGCTGCAATGACTAAAGGATCTAATGGTTTTAATGGATTTTTAAATGCCATTGATGGTGGATCACGCAATGTGAATGGTGTGACAACTGCAACTGCCACAAGCATTGCCACTGACATTGCCACATTCAATGCAGTGAACACCAATGCCAATGATAAATGGGATGCATTGCAAACCATTAAGAATGACTTTGTAGCCATTCAAGCACAAGCAACAGCGTTGGATAGTCAAACAGCTACAACTGTCAATGTGTTGAATTATTCAATTCTCCCAACAGCTGGTGCTCCAATGACATCATATTCAGCTCAAGGTGCTTTGAATTATACAAATCTGCAGTAACTTTTAAATCTTGGCACTGGGCAATCCATGTTGAATTCGCTCCCACTTTTTCAATGTTGATCCGGTTGCCAAGATCCCAAATAAAAATAGCGGGTGATGACCTGCTACAGGCAAAATTTAAAGGAAAATATATGATTACTCAAGAACAACTTGCAAAACTTGGTATTGATGCAAAGTGGCTACAGCCATTAAATGATACATTTGAAAAGTTTGAAATCAATACTCCTGTACGCATGGCTTGTTTTATCGGTCAATGTCAACATGAGAGTGGTAACTTTAACATCTTAGAAGAAAACTTAAATTATTCAGCAGTTCGTTTAACCCAAGTATTTCCTAATCGTTTTACATTAGCAAAAGCACAAGATGCCGTTGCAAAAGGCAAGTCTGCCATTGCAGAAGCTATGTACGGTGGTCGTGCCGATCTTGGCAATACACAACCAGGCGATGGTGGCAAGTTTTTCGGGCGAGGCATCATCCAGCTGACCGGACGTGCTAATTACACGTCTTTTGCTACAGCAATTGGTAAGCCTGAGATTATTGAAAATCCATCTTTAATTGCTACTCCTGAATACGCTGCATTGTCAGCAGGTTGGTTCTGGTCAACAAAAAATCTCAATGTTCTTGCAGATGCAAATGACTATACAACCATGACTAAACGCATCAATGGTGGTACATTAGGCTTACAAGATAGGATTGATCACATTAAAAAAGCATTGACTATATTGTCGTAATGCAATTTTTAATATTTACATTGGGCTTTATCCTTGGGGTAGCCTTTTGCATTTTACTTATCAAACTATGAAATAGTGGTATGTTGATCTAGCTTAAGGGGATAAGATGAACAGTTTTGATGTATTTGATACGCTGATCGCTCGGCGTTTTATGACGAGTCATTCCATTTGGGAAACCATTGCACATGAATCTGAGGACAGTGATTTTGTTGCTAATCGTATTTCTGCTGACAATGGTAATCGGAGCTTGGAAGAAATATATGATGTTTTTGGGGGTTTAGATTCTCAAATGGCACGGGAGATTGAATTAGAAATTAATTCGGCTTTCCCCGTAACAAAAAATTTCGAAAAAGTGAAAGATGGGGATGTTTTAATCTCTGACATGTATTTGCCTGGTTACGTCATTATGCAAATGTTGCGAAACGCAGGATTAGACAAACAAGTCACCATTTATCAAAGCAATGGCGATAAATCCAATGGTAAAGCATGGCAAAAAATTAAACCTGACTTGCATTTAGGAGACAATATTCATAGTGATGTGAATATGCCAAAACAAGCAGGTATAGCAGCAAAACATTTTGAAGGAACTCATTTTAATGTTCATGAAAAACAATTGTGTGATCAAGGATTTCCTGTTTTATCGCTTTTATTGCGTGAAATCCGTTTAAGAAATAATGAAAATGAATATACTGACATTGCTAATCAATTTAATTTGCCGTTGTTGTTCTGTTTTGCAGAATTGGTACATCGCAGAAAGAACGAGCATCCGATCGTATTCTTGGGTAGGGATTGTTATCTTTTGGGCAGACTCTACAATCATTATTATGACTTTAGCACTTATTTACCTTTCAGCCGTGTTTTAGCCTACAACAATCCGCCAGGCGCTATTGAGTATTTACGCACACAATGTCCTCCTAATGCAATTCATGTTGATTTAAGCAGCACAGGTGCAACTTGGAGTTTTCTTTCGGCACACACTGATTTAAAGGTTTTAGTAGGCATTTATTCTGACAAATATTTTTATACAAAAGAAAAACCTGTTTTATCCAACAAATTTGATTACTTAGTAGCCAATTCACAAATTGGAGATACGAATCTAATTCTTGAGGCTTTTAATTGTGCCAATCATGGACATATTAAAGATTTTAGAAATTGGGAGGCAAGTTTTGGAAATCCTGAATTGCCATCTTTAACGATTGATGAAATACATTTACCTGTTAATCAAGCCATTTCTTTGAAAGAATATTATAAAAATATATTACGACAAGAATTAGCTAGTAAAACAGATCAACAATTATTACGGGTATTTGGAGATATGGCGTTAAGAATTAGTCAACAGCATCAATTTTTAACCCGTATGCAAATTTTTTTAGAAAAAGAAGAAAACTATTTAAGGACATTGTAATGATTCTGAATCCACACGTTTACCAACAAATTACTGAAAATCACATGGATCATCCTACGATTCCAGCCGCATTACAACCGACATATACACAGGCTTTTGAAGATGTTATTTTAGATGGTGCAATTAGAGCGTATCTTATGCGCACAAGAAAACAATTATATTTAATGTTTTTTGAGATTGGTGCAAACCATCCAGTAGCAACTAGCGCTAGTTTTTTGTTAAGAGAAAAAACAGGTATTCATACAGTTTTAGTAGAAGCTAATCCAGCGCTAATTCCACAACTAAGACATCATCGTCATAGTGATACTGTCATCCATGCTGCCATTACTGATCAAGATGTAACTGATATTGATTTTTATCTGTCACCAGACAATGAAATTAGTTCGTTAAACAAAGATTTTGTAAAGGCTTGGAAAGAGGGAACTGTAACAGACACCATTCGTGTTCCAGCCATGCGTATCAATCAAGTGTTTGAACAAATGCACTTACCAAAACACGTTGATACCATTTTAAGTATTGATGTGGAGGGTTATGATTACAACATCATTGCAGACTTAGATTTTACTCAGTACAAACCCTTAATTATTATGATAGAACCGAGTGAAGAATTTGCGCCAGGAACAACTGAAAAAATGATGACATTGCTTGAGAGTAAAGGATATTATCTCTACTCCCAAACCTTTGTTAATTTAATCTTTATGCGGCAGGAATAAGTCTGCCTTCAAAAGGGTAAGTACCGATGTGGGAAAGTTGACACCAAGGAGCTGCCCACACTTGACCACCCATTTTGCGCCAGTTGTAGCAGAAATGATAATCCTCTGATAACAGACGCCCTGTTTCTGGTTCTATACTGGTTGCAAAGTATTCTGTAATCTTTTCTTGTTGTTCCATTGTGCCACCCAGATCAGCAACATCATTTAAGTAAAATGGCATGGCATCTTTCATTTTCTCAAATACTTCACGTTTGATAAGCATAAATCCAGTGCCACCATTAAAGATTTCTACTGGTTGATTGATTGGTACAGTGACTTCACCTGCATAGTCCACTAAATTGACCACAAAACTGCCTGTATGCTGTTTTAATTCATTTTCTGGCACTCCCCTATCAACTGCACGTTTAACAGTCGCCCAGTTGATTTCTTTTTTAGGATAGATACCACAAATAACGTCTTTATCTGCTTGCAGTAAACGTACAACATCATGGGGATTAAAGTAGATGTCTGCATCAATAAAAAGTAAATGCGTAGCTTCTTGATGTTTTAGGAAAGCATTGGCTAGTGCATTTCTTGCGCGCGTAATGAGTGATTCATTGAACATGAAACTAAACGTGTTGCCAATACCGTTTTGTTTGAGTACGTCACTGAGTTGTAAGACAGATTGTGTGTAATATCCAGCACACATACCACCGTACATGGGAGTTGCAATAAAAATACTAGGCATAATAGTTTCCTTTTTTGAGTTAGATAAAAACATCGGTAATAAACGATCTGGTGCAGTATAGTTGACGGTATAACCCATCGTACATTCAAACTTTGGTAAAACCTCTTTTAAAGCATTGTAAAACGCACGATCCTCACCCCAGCCACCATGATAAAGAGCTGGTGATACTTGAGGTAATAAATCTCCACGAACACAATAACAATTCATGTCTACAAACGTATCTTCATCGGTTCGCAGCTTGCCTAATGATTCAATATCATCATTACAGACATATTGACCTTCTTTGTTATAGATTTTGCGTAGTGAATAACACCAGTCTAAGTCTTCTGATTCACATTTAAAGACCATGTCATTGACATGATTCGGTTCAAACCAGTTATCTTCATCTAAAAACAGAACATAGTCTGCGTTCATCATAAATGGCATACCAGCATAGATACGTTGACCATTCCACAAAATACCGTTTGCCCTTCCTGTATTTTCTGGTAAATTAATTACGACATCCCCGCCACAAGAAAAATCCATTTTTCCATCATTGATTACCCAATGTTGACATGGCATGGTTTGTGCTTTGATGGAATCAATGGCACGTTGTAGGCTTGGTTTCCCCGTTGTTGGTGTTATTACAATAACTTTCATTTCTCACTCGCTTTCTGTAAGATGGCTCTTGCAAATACAGTAATGTCATCATTCAAATGCGTCTGCCATAATTTCCATATTTCCTCATCGCTTAACTCACGCATTGGTTCAGGCTTGATGCGGTATTCAGCACCACCTATGTACCAAACAAAGCCACCATCTTCTGTTTTCCAATCAGTCCATCCAGTAGCTTTTTCATATCGAGCTTCAATCTCTGCGCCATCAGCCCATGCTTTAATTAATTCTGCGTGTTTATGTTTCATTTCAACACCTCCATGGCTTTTTTAACAAATAATTCAATATTTTCTTGTTGTCTGGATTCAAATAAATGGTAATTAAAGTCACCAAACGTAGTACCAATACCATACTGATCAGGCATCCCAGCCAAAGCCCATTTAGCCTTCTCAAAATGAGTAATGGGTATTAAATGAACAGGTACACCATACATTCGCCAAGTATCGGTTAATGTTTGTGCTACATCACCATAAGGAGTTGCTTTAAATGAGGGTTTACCAAGACGTTGATACATCGAACGATTAAGAACTAAGAAAGAAGGTGCTGCAAACGTCTTTTTAGCCACTTCTATACCTAAATGATTGGTGGATTGTATGTTTCCTACTAAATCACCCTTAACGGCTTTAATCACCCAATTTTTCATGATCTGAGGGTGCGTAATAATGCAATCTATATCCATGTAAAGAATCGCATCACAAGAACTTCGTTCTTCTACCCAAGACATCCATTCTGCATGTCCTAAACCATTGATACGGTGTTGTTGGGCTGTGATCCCCATCTTATCCATGACTTGTTTTTGATACCAAACAATACGGTCATCAATATTGTCCCAATACAAGCTAAAAATTTCTAATTTCATAATAATGTGTCCTTATATACGGGTATGATCGTTTTGCCTGTGACTTTGCATTTACGTTTTTTTCCTTCTTTGAGTAATCCTAGTTGTAAGAGTTCATGTACACGACCACAAACACTCGATAACTCAATTAAAGTGACAGCAACCAGTTCGCGCCTGGAGTAGTCTTTACCTGCTTGCATGATTCGATAAATACTATTGGCTTGTGTTCCGACTTTACCTTCGGCTTGATGTTCTTTGTAGGCTTGTATAGAGGTTTCAGTTACTGGCATTTTTGATCCCCTTATCAATGATGCCGTACAGGCGATTGACTTCAAGCATGAGCCTAGCAATTGATTCTTTGGCTTCTTGCAATTCTTGATTTTTAGCATCGAGTTGATACTTTAAATCTTGATTAGTCAATTTTAGTATCTTCAATTCTTCTAAAATGTGCATATCTTCTCCAAAAGTTAGGTTAATGCTGCATGTAGCTAAAGGGGTGCAGCGCCCCTTCCTAACTCAACCCTGCTGGGTTTCAGTAGCTACTCTGGTGAGTTCTTCTATCATTACCGTACAACCACCACCCTTAACTGCTTTACCGCGATACACATGTAATTCTTGAACTTGTACATCATCTTCAAAGATACCAGCATCCTGACAAGCATCCAATATCGGTTTAAGACAATTATCAATATCCATGAGTTTTTTAGATCTTGGATGTATCCAGACTGTCACTTCAATCGGTACTGTACCCAGTTTAGGAGTTTTCCATTCCAGCACAAAATCAATGACTGCTTGTTTAAATAACTGCCCACGTTTACTGATATAACGTCTGTGACCAGACGCTAACCAATAGGCGTTCATACTCGGTGGATACGGTAACTTTAATACAATCATCTAAAACGGTACGTCATCATCATTCAATTTATTGACTTCACGCGGATATGGTGCGTTATTAGCCACATAATTATCCTCGCTCAGTGATATTAAATTACCATTTTGTGTAATCTTAATCCAACCTGCAATACGCATCTCTGTCCCTGCTTTTAAATCTTGCGAGAGCATGATGGTGCCTTTGTAGTCGGGTGACTTTTCATGATTTTTTTTATTTTGAAACAATACGCCTTTGCCAGGCATTGGTTTATGTCCATTAGCCATTTGGAAACTCCTTATTTAATCGGTTAATACCACGCAATAACAGGGAGGTTGTCATACCATCCCATCCACTCATATACTCTTGATTGACGATTTTGAGGTTATCGTACTTTTCAGACTTTTCCTCTGCCGTCAATTTTTCACTGGCTTTTAATTTTCGAACCATCTCTAAAAAACCTTCAATCCAATCTTCTACGGTCAAATAATTGGCGTAAGGATGATCTTGATTGGGTATATATAGAGGCAATGTCCCCGATGGTATTTTTTGAGTCAAAATGACAGGTTCAGTACCTTGCATGACTACAACTGGTGTTTCTTTGGGTGTAATGTCACGGATTTGGGGTTTTTCTTCAAAGTCTTGGACTTCTTCAGGGCTGTAGAATCCTGTAACCGATCCAGGAAAAACGCTTCTAATACCTTCAGAGATACATCTACTTCGGAGCATGGCACGCGGAAACTTTTGCCATCCACTACCTGGCTTAACAAGACCAATGCGGCTAGCTTGTTCAAGTGTCCAAGTAACAGACAGGCTTCCGCCATGGGGATGTGTAAATAATCCTGTGACTCGTTCATCGGTATACTCTGTCCAATCTACTTTACCGCCAGCATTTTGAAATCTGGCCAGCATGGCATCTGCCTTCAAAGCTGGTCTACCTTGAATCACATGGTATTCCTGAACTGCTTTAGCAGGATGGATACCTTCCGCCTCACAAACTGCCATAAGTGATAATACTTGGTTTGCATCTGTCATGCCAAATAACTTGGACTTGGCAAAAGCCTCAGCAAGTTTTACTTTTTCCTCAAATGGAACGATGTTGGACATTTTTAACTCCCTTAGTTAGGTTGTATTGCGTTATGTTGCGTCTTGACGCTTCAATTTGTGATGGCTTCATTTTTGTTAAGCCAGTCTTAAAAGCGTGCTGCTTATTCTCCGATGGTGTTACCCATTCAAGATTGCTCACGCAATTATTGGTCTTGTTTCCGTCTTTATGATTAACATGATTTCTACTCTCATCTTGCAAAAGATAAACTTGAGCAACCAAGCGATGAACATAAAAATGCTTTGTTTTACCATTCTTAGATAAAACAACTTGCTCATATCCATACTTTGTTACAGATGACTTTAAAAATCTTCCGTTATGAATGTAATTGGGATATGTCCAAACAAGACCATCCTCAGTTACAGCGTATAAACCTTCGTACTCTGGAATATCTTTCATACAAATATCTCCTTTAGAGAAATTACAGTGTCAATAACACTGCTAATTGTCATTACCCAAACTGCTAAATCTAAATTGTTCATTTGACTAAAAACCTCCGTGATCCTGGTTGTTCAATGACAAACTTCTCATAAATGTCTGGCATCGCTTGGCGAAATAAATCACTAGAAAACCGCATAGAGGCTTTTGAGGACTTCCATGTCACTAGGGTATTACCATCAAACGTGCGTAACTCTGTACGGTCTCCTATGGCGTTTCTAATGGCAGTTTCCCACTGCTCCCCAATGGTTTCGAGTTCTTTCATCTTTTGTTTTAAAGATTTTAGATCATGGACCATGTTTTCAATTTCTTGGGTGGCAAAACTTACCCCATCGGTAGATTGTGGATAAAGTAGCTTTGTGTCCTCAATGTTGGAGGGTTCGGGCGTTGTTCCTGTTTGAACGTGCGCCCAGTACATTGCCATATTTTGAATGAGGTCGGACTTTTCACTTTCTGATATGTCGAATCGGAAGGTCTGGAACTCTTGACCACCGAACAGAACTGCGAGGTAGATGGTTTCAATATTATGTACAGCTGCTTCATGAACCAACTGGGCATAATCGGCTGCTGGGATACGATTCGTATCAGGATCAAATTGAGAACGAGTATTAGCGTTATAGTTCTTAGCTTCCACAAGTGTTTTACCATCCGCACTAATAAAATCAAAGTGTGATTTAAACCAAGATTCGCTTGAATGTGTGAGCATATAGTCCGCATCTTTTAACTCCATCTTTAGTTTATCTTGTGCTAGTTTACCGATAACAGGTTGCATGACATGTCCCATCTGTACGGCTTCGATACCCGATAAATCAGGAGGGGGT